TATCCTTTCCTTGTGAAGTGTCGGTCTCAATCGGGCGAGGAGAAAAACCCAACACGGGAACCGACTGTCTGTGCATCTTCTCGCTACACAGCCCCGTACACGCCAGCGAAAAAGTCGGAAAACTCTGACGTGCCACGCTCGGGTGCCAGCTTGAACACTGAAGGGAGTCGACTTCAGCACGGGAACTGGCATTTGCAAATGGCTCTTCATTTGCAGTCCCGTTAAACACGCCAGTAGCAAGAGAGGGACACTGGCGTGTAATGCCGCATTACTTGCGGGTTGACTTAACCGCTGAGTCAGCGGGAATGATGCCGCGAATGACGCCAAATTCTTCGGGATGAAGGAACCCAACATCGAAGCGAAGATTGACCAGGAATGCGGTTTCCAAAGTCGACGCATAGAGCTCATTCAAAACGCGCATCTGCATGTTTTGACGGAAACCCAAGATCATCGAACGGAAGTCGCCAGCAAACAGAACAGTCGCGTTATCGCTTGTCCCATGGGTAAAGTTTTGCGGAACGATTGTCGACGTCAGCAGCGGGATACCTTCGAGCTCAGTCGGTCGACGCAGCGGCTGACCTTCCTGACTCTTGAACATCGCGACCTGTTTCCAGACCAAAGGCGAACTAATCATCGCCATGTTTTCGCCCCAACTGTTTTGCATCCGCATCAGATACATCAGGTTGATGACGTCATCCCATGAAGTCAGCGCTGCACCATCGCCAGGGAAGTCATACTGGCTAATGTGCATCTCGTTAATGAGACCAGATGGCTGATTGTTTTGACCCGTGCCAAACAAACACGCGCGATCAATTTCAAGACCAAGCGACTCACCAAGCGCACGCATCAAAGCATCTTCAAAACCGTCGATCGCGTCTGCGAGCAGCTCATTACTGACTCGAACAATGCAAGCGAGACTTTTCGGTTTGAACTCGATTCCGCTAAAAGTCGGATCAGATTCCTTGACCGCTTCAGCTTCAGCACGCCAGCTCGCAGTCGGCAGCTTCTCGACTTTAACGACCGTGTTCATATCGGACGGAAGTTCCATCACTTGAGCACCAGCAGCTGACACAACCGCGCGAGAGCGCATCGCGTCGACGATTCGACCCATCAAGACCGAAGGCACCGCGACGCCGCCATTTGAGCTCACGCCTTCGCTTAGCGCGTTACGTACCGCACGATTACCGCCGCCGTTAGCCATGGCACCCATGAGCTGACCAACAGTGAAGCCAGGATCTTCACCTCGAACAGGGAACGGGTCTTTTGCTGATAGCAGCTTTAACGTCTGGCGACTTTGCTGTGCTTGTGCGCCAGGCTGCTCATAGTCAGATCTGCTGTAACCAGGAGGGACATAATTGGGACTGTCAGGATTAGGTGGCAGTCGACCTTCAGCGTATGCTTGAGCAGTCATCTTCTCAGTCAAAGCTTCGTTATCGATTTGCTTTTGCCATTTGGCAGCGACAGAGCCAGCGGTCTCAATAGCAGCGACCAGTGGCTGTGCTTCCATTGACTTGCCTTCAGCGATCAGATCCTGAGCCCTGGCGTTTAACTGCTTGACCGCGCGACGAAGCTCAGCCAGTGACTTTCGTGGCGATGCGTCAGGGTCTACTTCACCATATGAGTCGGACAAGACATCGCAGCCGATTTTCGAAAGCTCAGCCTTGAGCGACACCATGCGGGATTCGTCATAAAAATGACGGTCGGGAGAATGTGAGTTATACATTTTTCACCTCAAGTTAAAGGGCATGAGGCGAAAAAATAGGCGCGCTCAAACCCGTGAATTGTTCACAAATTCAAGTCGCGCCCTGGCGTAGCCAAAACCGATTTGTAGACCAAATCTTCGATATGCCGTAAGCAAAACGTCGATCCAGTACTGTAATTGTATACAGCTTTCGATTNGGGCTGCAAGACCTCATATCGGTCGACCCTGTGCTCGAAGCTCNTCGATNTTTTGCGGATGAAGCTCGCCCTTGTTGTAAGCCTCGACCACCATTTCATCCGTGGCGTATTGGATGAAGTGATCGTATTCAGGAGCCACTTTCGGAGTGTCGACAATTTTGATTCGCTGACGGGACTGTGGATCAAACCCCAACTGTGACGCTACCTTCGACATCACTGTGCTGCACTTCGTCCAGGTCGCGATTGACGGGTTAGCTTGCAAATAACCATTTGGAAGCTTGACCTTGGTTCCCTCACGCGCGATGTCTTGAGCAGCTTCGATCATTTGCGAATAAGCACAGACCCAAACGTGCATGATGGACTGGTCGATCGCTTTCAGTACGTCTTTTGGTGCTGACGCCACAGCATCCGTCCAGATCTTTTGCTGAAGCTCAGTCAGACCGTCAGGCATTTGAATGGCACCACTAGCCTCGACATCGAGCACGTCAGCTGTGTCGCGATCAGGTCGATATGAGCCAGTGAGTTTCTTGTGCCTGGTCGATTTTTTTGGGGTTGGCATTTGTTTTCCCTATTGATAACNCATTATCAATAATCTTAGCACATACCCCTGTTCATAAGCGATCAGCCCTAACGAATGTTTAGGGTCGAGAGCGGTCTTCTCCTGGCGAGCAAACAGAGTTCGACGGCACCCCCTTATCAAAAAGAAAATGATCGAAAAATGACCAATCCAGACGAAAAATTAAATTCCTAGTAAACATGGGTTGTGAGAAAAAGCGTCATAAGTGTCATTCTCTAGGTTTTATGCGGGTTTCCAGACGAAAAATGTGTCACAAAAGCGTCACTAAAAGTGTCACTAATCGGTTTTTACTTACATTAACTGACAAGCACCAGACCTCGATGACACATTTAGTGACACATTCGTGACACTTTTTTCAGCCGCTAAGCCGCGCCAATACTAGGAAATGACACAAATGACGCTTTTCTATGCAAAGCACCCTAACTGGAAAAATACTTTTACCGAAATGGCTGGCGCTCAGTGATCTTCAGACCCGTTATCAATCGAGCATTAGCAGCACGTTTCTCACCGTAACCCAAGTTTTTCAATCGTTTGGTTAATGTATATGCAGAACAGACATTCTTGACGCCATGGTTTCGAGCCCACTCGATATACTCCGCATAAGCTTCAGACTTTGCGATCGTGCTGGCTGGTTCTGTAGCACAGCACTCAGTCACCCATCGACGTACAGAATCAAGCTCCAGGCGCCATTCTTCCTGCAACTTGATGGATGATTCGGGCTCAACGAAACCGTGCTCCAGAACGTCCGTAAGACCGCGCAAAGCGATATTCAAAATGCCTGGCAGCTCAGACATCAGCTGCTGTGTCAGATTAGGATCTCGATCCTTACCACTGAACTCTCGCGGAAACTCGATCAGACTGGCTCGACGAAACAGAGCATTTGAAAAGTCGCGCGTGCTAGGAAGATGGTTCGTGCCAAACACATGAAGGGCAATAGGACGGAAAGATCGCGGATCTTTGAACTTGCGTTCCGCGCCTATGAGCTCACCACTGACCAAACTTTTTAGCTGTGCATCCGATATAGGCTGACCGACTGCCAGTTCCGTGACCAGGTTAAGCAGCTTTCCCTCAAGACTCGAACGATTGAATTGATTGGAAAACAAATTAGGCTGAACCGATGCAGTCTGCTTTGATCCCACAAGCGCCGCCATGACCGACATCAGCACTGACTTTCCATTTGCGCCGCTGCCGATAAACATGAAGAATCTTTCCAGATGACAGCTCGCGATCAGCATATAACCCAAACACTGCTGCACTAAGCGAATGCGATGTCCAGCATCTTCAGCACCATCGAATATCTCAACCAGGAACTGTGCAAATCGATCAGCTGTGGCGTCTGGATCGTAAGCCACTGGAATCGTCACCGTCATGTAGTCTTCGCGTCGATGCGGTTCCAGAACCCATGCTCCATCACGCAAGATCAAACGCCCATTGGCTGCGTTGATGAATTCACGACTAGGCTCATTGAACATGAATCCCTCACGCCAGACTTCAGTCATCAACAGGTCGACAATCGATGCCACTGTCTGCTTCGTCAGCTTTCCGCCAATGACTTGATGGACTCGCGTTTTGAGTCTTCGCTCTGAAGTTTCTTTCCAGACGCCAGATTCTTCGCACCAACTGAACAGACCCTGGTCGCAAGCGATGAGATTTTTCCTGCCAAACGAATCGATGACATCGCGAGCCGCTTGCAAGTGATCGTCAGCGTCACCTGTTTGATGCATCTTTGCGCGGTCAGATTCAAGCGTGCTAACTGTCGCGCCTGATTTTTTTGCGATCTGCTTGTAGATCGTCTTTCGCATACTGTCTGGCAAGATCTGGTCAGCGTGAACCGTAGGAGCCAGAACACCGAGCAGATAGCCAGGATCTGCATTTTCAATCTTTCCCAAGTATTCGTCATAGGCTCGCTGTGCAGCTTCGCTTAAAGCTTGACTGCGATCGAATAGAACTACGTTTTGCTTTTTCATGGTCTACCTCACGTAACGCAGACTGGCGTTGATGCGCCCTACTGCGTCGAATAGTGTTTGATGTTCGGTTTCGGATAACGGTCTGGACTGAAGATTCGACCCAAGAATCGCGACTGTTGTGGCGTCTTGGGCGATGCAGTCAAGCACTTGTTTCGCGTTGAAATAGGATCGACGCTTCGGGCTGTGATCTGTGTCACGCTCACCCATCAAGTCGCTGAGCTCTAGCCCCATGGCAGCGACAACTTCATCGATCTGGCAGCCAGAAAAACAATGAAGAAGCAGCCTGTCGTCAACCTCACGAATCGATAACGAAGGCGATCGATCATTGTGAGCAGGACAACAGGCGCTCCATGCGCCCTTACCCCGTGCTTTAACCTTGTCCAGACGTTCTAGGACGGTTTCAACATTCATGCGACCCCCAATGCGCGATGACCGCGCCAGGGCTCATGCCTGTGAACTTGGATAACAGTTTGGCTCCATCGCCACGAAGACCACAGCACAGGCACCTAAAACCACCGCGATGACCTGTGCTGCCGTGAAGCAGGGCTTTAGCCTGACCTTTGCAGTCGGGGCATTTGACGTCTTGCCATGCGGTCGCCTGACCATCCTTGTATCGAACACGCAACACGCTCAAAGCCTGGCGCATGGATACTGTTGGGCGACTTGTCAAATGTTTAGTACACTTAACTGGTCGACTAGGAGACATACTTGTGGACACCGCCCCATGATCCGCCGCTAACGGACTTGGGGCTTTTTCTTGTCGGTTCATCCTCGACCCTCCTTCAGATACGCGACACATTGATGCAACATGGCTAGCTCAGACAAAAAGCCGCGCGTGAGCCCATCGACGATAATTTGAGCCTCAAGGTCAAGCGACTCTGGTCTGAACGAATCCAGAACTTCGCCTGTGATCTTTTCTGCACTGGTGCTCAGTACGCGACCAGGACGCAGCTCCTTAGCGATATGGCGTCCACGATTGATAGCAGCTCTCATAGTGATTACCATCTGTTCATCAGTCATCATGACGCGCCCCTTGTTTTTGAGCCGCTTCAAGATATTCAGCCACGTCATCGATGCGCCAGAAGTATCGACGCCCGACTCGAACGTATGTCGGAAAAGTTCGACGTAGTGTTCGAACCGTGCATCCAAAAACCTCAGCGAGCCTCTCGCCGTCCACGAGACCGACACCGAGTAATTGTTCCGCTTGCATAAAGACCTCCATTTAATTGTTTAACGGGAGCGGTACTGCTACCGAATATGTTATCGGAAAAAATAAACTCAATAGTGCTTAATACGGCAAAACTCGACAAAAGTCGACGTCCAGAGACTTTGACAGTGACAAATATGAACGGTCTGGACGCGCTGCCGAACTGGCAGCGGATAATTTAAATGCTTGATTTTCAATGCCTATTTTCGAATTTCAGCCATGGTCGATTTAGCTGGCTTAAAACCGCAATTAAGCAGACTGAATTTGATCTAAGTTTCTGGCGATGTTGTTTTTTTGTCTTAGACTGCGACGCATAAATCCGATGGTCAAACAATCCTAAATCCGTTGGTGCCATAAAATTTCACGAAACGGAGACACCCATGGCACTGACCAAACGTCCAGGATCAGACGTCTGGCAAATCGACGTCACCTTTAACGGCAAGCGAATCAAACGCAGCACTGGCACGAAAAACCGCGACCTAGCGCAGCACGTCCACGACAAATTCAAAGCCGATTTGTGGCAGCGCAAACACCTTGGAATCGAGGCGTCCAGAACGGTCAACGAAGTCATGTTGGAATACCTCAAGACCGTCTTGCAGCAGAAAGACATCGACGGAAAAAAGAATCACATACGCCACTGGAAAAATGCTATTGGCACCATGGCGATCGATGACGTCACAACAGACGTTCTAGAGCAATTTGTGCCTAAGACCACAGTGACCCCTTCAGGAGTCGAGAGACCGCTCTCAGGCGCTGCACAGAACCGTTACCTGTCGACCATTAGCGCCGCTATCCGTTTTGCAGTCAGGCGCGGATGGTTGGTCAAGGCGCCCTATATCCCCAAAAGAAGCGAAGGCGCCATACGGGAATCATTCGCCACGAAGGAACAGGTAGAGCGCCTGTTGGACAACCTGAACGGATGGATGCGAGACGTATCTGAATTTGCCTACTTCACGGGCATGAGAGCATCAGAGATACTTGGGCTCGAATGGCGTCATGTGAACCTGAGACAAGGGGTCGTTAACTTGCCTGGCTCCAGATCAAAGTCAGGTCATGGTCGCGTGATACCACTGGCTGACCGTGCGATCGATGTTCTGCATCGCCGTAAAGGTCTGCACGACATATACGTTTTTTTCAGGAAAAAACCAGACGAAGATCCGCCACTGAAAAAGAAAAAGAAAAAAGACGCAGAGAAAGATCGACCCGCTCAACAGATTGACGCTAGAGCATTTGCCCGTGCTGTACACGCAGCAGGACTGCCGCCAGGCTTTCGATTCCATGACCTGAGACATTCTTGGGCGAGTCGCATGGCAGCAGCTGGCGTGCCGCTCCTGGTGCTTCAGAAACTAGGTGGATGGAAAACCTTGTCGATGCTTAATCGTTACGCTCACTTTGCGACCGAAGACCTGAGCAAACACGTCAACAAGATCGATGATGATGACTGACATACGTCAGTTCACTGGCGATCACCCATGGCGTGAGCCAGTCTGTATGTGCGCCGTCATGCCGTGGTTGACTTGAACAATGACCCCTACCCCGTATGTGTTCGAAAAATAGTTGGATCCATCAAAAATCGAACACCCACGAGCCACGCAAAAGAACCGTCACATGAGATTCACGGTAGCAAAATGGGGTACAGTCCATTTTCCACGGTCTTACAGAACACGCAAAAAATTCCGTAAGTGATTGATTTTATTGGTGGCCCCCCTCGGAGTCGAACCGAGCACCAACGGATTATGAGACCGATTGTGCGATTTTCATAAACACCCTCAAAAAGCCTGTAAATACAGTGCCTATGCGGGTTTCAAGAGATTTCAGCGTCCGATAAAGTCTGTTTATTTGCTTACAAATTGCGTCTTTTTGTACCTGTTANGTAGCAAAACCCGTAGCAGTCGGAACAGGAAATTTGCGAACGTTTGAAAAAGTNAGGTTACAATATGAAGCGTTAATCTTCTCAAGTAAAGGCGCTNACCATGAATGTCTCCAAGTACCGCGAACACCGNAAGCAGNGAAAGATCCCGACTAGTGCCACAGCACGCAAAGTCAAGCTTGTGCATAACCCGAACATCTGCGAAAACCTAGCAGCACCGCATCACCCGTCTGTCGTTACACAGGCTGAAAATGTCGTCAGCGATTTCATCGAACAATGCCAGGAACTTTCTCTGTCGCTTTTCGGTTTGGGCGCTGAAGTGATCCCTCGATATGACTGGACGTGGCGATCATATAAAGCAGTCGCGCCTAGATCCAATGGCGGCATTCACTCTGGTCGTTTCCGTTCGATTGACTTGGGCGAATCAATGTCGATGGGTCTATCGATGTCATTGAGAATGACCAAGTACGTGCCAAATGCAGCAGACCTTAATAGCAAGAATTCGTCCTGGAAAGAATACGATAGCTTTCAATACAGCCCGTTCATTGGCTCCAGGCTCGACATATCACCGCTTGATGCTTTGCGTTTTTTGGTCGCGCATGAATTCGCGCATTGTGTTCAGAAAGCTTATCCAATGCTTGAAAAAGACGATCAGGATCAGATGATTGAAATGACGATCGACTACGAATTCGATCCTGACCATGAAATCGGAGTCGCTTCCCGTTTCGATATGTGGGCTCCCCATGGGTCTATGTGGCGCATGATCTACTCGAACCTGAGACTTCATCTTGGTCTAAATGAAATCGGAACCGTTCCTAAGCAGCCAGAAAAGTCGTCGACGTCATGCCTGCATTGTGGAGTCGAATTCACTGGCGGGCGTCTTGATCGATCAGGTAGAGCGCCCAAGTACTGCTCCGCTTCATGCCGTGGAAAAGCTTATCGGGAATCGAAAAAGCGAACGAATGACTAATTCGAATTACATTAGTAATTGGATATTTTCAAACGTTCGCCAATTAAATCAATGGGTTATGAGACTGCTTGCCAATAGTTAGCAGTCCCATGCCCTCAAACATTCGCCATGGCTGACGCTAACCTCAAACGGGTCTGAATGAGCTCGCGCTCACTCTTGTCAGCCAGTAATTGACTTGGTGCCTTCGCATAAGCCGATAGATCAAACGCAGTCTTGTCATTGGACGGAGCGCCTTCAACACGGTCAGCAAATCCAAGTTCAACCGCTCGATCAGCATCGAGCCAGGTCTCAGCATCAACCATGGCACGAATGGCGTCTGACGTCTGTCCTGTGCGCTGCACGTACTGCTCGACCAGACTGGTGTCGATGGTCTCAAGCAAATCAGCACTTTCACGCATATCACGCGCATTACCTATCGTGCCAGTCCAGGCATTGTGAATCATGAAGAACGATCCAGCGCTCATGATGACTTCATCTGCTGCCGCTGCGACGACTGTGGCTGCACTAGCAGCTAGACCGTCGACGAAAACACGGACGCGACCACTGGCTCGCTTAATCGATGCTGCCATGGCTTGACCACCGAAAACACAACCGCCTGGACAATTCATGTAGATGTCGATATCGCCTGTTGACTGTGCAACTGCACGGGAAAAATCTTCAGGCGCCGTACCGCCAAAAAACTCAGCGGTTTCTCGATCACTGGCGATCGCATCAAACAGAAACAGTGTCGTTTTAGACGGGCTGATCTTCGCTTGAAAATGACCCACGCCTTTATTGGCTGCGAGTAGTTTTAATGACTTCATATCCTTTCCTTGTGAAGTGTCGGTCTCAATCGGGCGAGGAGAAAAACCCAACACGGGAACCGACTGTCTGTGCATCTTCTCGCTACACAGCCCCGT